CAGCTTCACCGCATACCCGCTGATCAATCCGATCAATGCTTCCTTGTTCATCCGATCACCTTTCTGGTTACACGCCGCTCCATGCGGCGATGCACGGACAATCCCATACCGCTCCATACCCGTCAAGGGGGAAAATGCGGGGCGCGGGAGAAAATTGCTGTACCGCTCCATGATAGCGGGATACCGCCCCATAATCGGATATCGGATTCCGAATTCCGAATCTTCCTATGCGCTATGCGCGTGGGCCAACTGGTAAGCGGGGCTTACGGGTTGCGCGATGGGGCGGTCGGACACGGGATGTCCTAGGGGGTCGGACATTCGATGTCCGATAACCTGGGGGCGAGGGTAGGGGGGGGGCTGGTGGCTGGTGGCTGGTGGCTGGTGGCAGCAGGAACAGGCCGGGGGTTCCGGGGGTTCCGGGGCATGCGGTTTGCTGGGCCAGAAACAGGCCACCAGTGCGTTTGTTGCCGGGGCTGGTATGGTGGCAGCAGACGGGGCAAAGAAAAGGCCCCTAGGGGCTTCCTAGGGGCTTGTCGAACGGGGCTTGGATTTACCGTTTGTTGCTAAGGTCTGCCAAGGCTGAGAGAACCATCAGCAGGAAACACAACACACACACTGCCAGCCAGCCAATGATCCGAAGCAGCTCAGGGTTTCTGGGTTTCATTACAGGGCACCAGTGGTTGTTGTGGTGGCTGTTGCTGTTGCTGGTTCCCAGTCTGGGAATGAATCAGCAGTGGCAGTGGCAGGCCACACTGTTCGCCTGCTGCTGCTGGTCTGGCCCATTGACCGAAACCAGTCATCAGACTTGTGCGACACTGAGCCGAAACCCTCCCAGTTATCCACACTGAGCAGACGGGGTTTCCGTTTGCTAATGTCGAAACGGCAGAGTGTCTTTGCTCTCATTGCTAGTGGCCTTGTCGCGTTGTTGGCCAACACTTTGCCCAGCGACTCTACATCAGCAGAATCCGTTGACCACAAGTGGCAAGAGTCAGTGGCACTATAGGACAACTTCCCATTGCCACACTTGGCCACTGTCAGAGTCTTTGCCCTAGTGTTGATAATGCCGAAAACCCCATAGCCAGACCAGTTTGCTTTTGTCTCATTGAACGGGGCTTTCAATGTGGAGAACCAGTTAAGGAACTGTTCACTGTCACAAGCATGCTTAGCCTTGGGTTCTGGCCCACTACCAATCCAAGACAGAACGCCATTGTGCGACAGGAACAGGTGTTTGTTGTTGAAAGGATGCACATTAGCAATGACCACTTTGCTGGTGGCTGTTCTGCCGTGACACACTAATGCCGTCACATTCTCTGGGATTCTCCCAGATTCTATCCTGTTGCACTCTATCCACTCAGGAAGACTTACATTGAACCCCGGATAATTGAAAGGCTCCAAATAGTGGCCTGTTGCAACAGTGCCACTTGAACCATAAGCTACAAAACCAAAACCATCTTTCTGGGTTCTGCTAAATAGTGAAGCTGCCTTTTCGATTAGCTTCAATGTCTGCTGTTTGCTGATTGTGCCAGTGGCAATAAAGAGTTTACACATAGTGTTTGCTGTTATTCGTTCTGGCTAATGGCTGATGAAACCCTCTCGTCCACTGGCCCCAGCTCACCGTAGAGCCTTTCCCGTCGCAGGATGCACCAGCTCGCCAGCCACTGCGGCAGAATGGCCAGCAACTGGTCCCAGTTACGGGGCATGCTGTTGTCGCGCACACTGGCCCAGCGTGTGAGATACTGGCACAACAGTGCCCAGCTTTCGATTTTAACCACATTAGTGGAGCCACCCTGCATTCTCCACTCTATGGTGCCATGCTCAGAAACGCTTTCATAATTGAGAGCAGCATACCTGTTGCCGTCATTAGTAGAACGAAACGATTCGCTGCCCCGTCTGTTGTTGCGCCATTTGCAATAAGTAGAACGCAATCTGGATTTAGGAACCAGCTTTTTGATCATTGGATAGAGCATGCATAGTCTGTCATACGTTTCTGCTACATCACACTGGGTGGCAGTGCCACAACCAGCAGCAGGCAAATGTCTAATGTCCACATGTACATGTAAACCACACTTTTGGTTGATGGTTGTATTCTCTAGCAGTGGCTTCAATGACAGAATACCGTTTAATCTGCCGTTTCTTCCTACCCAAGTGAGCCTGCGCAATTCAATGCCACCTTGGCCCAGACTGCCGTCGTGTGTGTAATTGCTAAGGCTTGTGTTTGGCTGTTCTTCCCAGTGGCTGGAATAGTGTTCTATTTCCACTCCAAGCAGAGAGCCCAGTGGCAATACTCGTTTGGCCTTTTGAATAACACTTGGCCTGAGAGCCTGTTTCTTATGCTCAGAACGCTGGCAGCGAATATGTTCGATAATAGAATAATTGAATGCCTTCCCAGTGAATTGTGGAATGCGGATTCCCTTTTGCAATAACTGGGCAAGCAGTGTGTCTTTTGCTTTCATCGGAAAACCGTTCACTGGCGCAATCTCAGACTGGTCTATAAACAGTTTGTTGTTCAAATCCGCTCTCCCAGTGGTTCTGGGGGTGTGGTAATTGCTATACATGTAGCGGCCCGTCTGTTTGCTGTAGCCAGACGAGTGGAACAGAGAGACCAGATTCATTGGGCACCTCCGATCATTGCGTCCACAAGCAGCCAGATTACAGGCAGCAGGCAGAGGTTAAGAAGCAGGAAGGCAAGGAGCCTCCCAGTGGTGGCGAGTAGTGTGTTGCGTTGTTGTTTCATTCTTGGAATGCCCCGGTTTTCGGGGCAGAACGCCGGATTACCACTCTTCTCTACTGTTGCCAACACTAATCGAAAAAAAGTGGCGAAGTGGCCTTTTCTGGGGGCAAGCTGCCGCCAATGGCCAAGGGTAAGACATCCAGTGTCCCAGGTGGTAGGACAGACAATGTCCTAGGGGTGGAACGAGTGGGAAAGAGAGTGGGAAGGCCACCGAAAGTTGTTCCCGTAGAACAGCTAAAAAAAGGCATTGAAGCAGCTCGTCTGGGTTTACCGATTGAACGTGTAGCAATACTATGTGGTTTCCCTTCTGGTAATGCTGGTGGCTGGGCTGACTATATAAAAAGAAACCCAGACTTTGCTGCTCAAATAGAATTAGCCAGAACAGAAGGCGAACTAGAACTAACCAGTGTAGTGAGACAATGTGGCAATGGCTGGCAGGGTAGTGCTTGGCTACTCGAGCGTACTCGAGGCTACGTTGCCCGCGCACAACTCGAACACACCGGCAAGGGAGGGAAGGAACTGAGCATAAGCGGTAGCCTACTCGGAGCTTTCGGAGGGAAGTAGACCACGGGGGGGACCAGGACCCCAAGAGGGGGGTGGGTGTTACCTGTATACCCCCTCTCCCCCCCACACCCAATTTTATGCCCGTCAAGCAGATAAAGCGCAAACCATCGAATCTCGGTTTACGCAGTGCGAGTGGCCCGATGCCCGCCTGGAAGCAGCGGAAGCTCCTCCAGGAGGCGCAGCATCTGAAGAACTTCCCGAGCATGATGCTTGGCCTACGGGAGGTGTACCCCTGGCAGGAGGCGGTGCTGGGTGCGCTGAACGAGAAGCATGCGAAGGTGGCTCTCAAGGCTGCGAACGGCTCGGGCAAGACGAGCATGGTCGCCGCGAGTGCGGTGATCTGGCACATGCTGCGGTGGCCGGGGAGCCTCGTGGTATGCACGGCGGGTGTGTACCGGCAGGTGGCGGATGCTCTGTGGCCGCATCTGCGGAAGATGATCAACGGGTTGGGTGGCGAGGAGAACGGGTTCTCGATCAAGGACGGCGAGGTGCGCTATGTGTATCCGAAGCTCGTGGATGGCCAGGAGCAGGTGAGCCGGTGCATCGGGTTCAGCGCGAGCAACCCGGAGAAGGCGGAGGGCTGGCATGTGCAGGGTCCGAGTCAGGACTTGCTGTATGTGGTGGACGAGGCGAAGGCTGTGCCGGACGGGATATTCCAGTCGATGGAGCGGTGCCAGCCGACGCGGGTGTTGCTGATGAGCAGCCCTGGGGGTAGCAGCGGGTACTTCTACGATGTCTTTCGCCGGAACGATGGGAAGTGGCAGACGTTCACGGTGACCGCGTTTGATTGCCCGCACATACGGAAGGAGTGGATCGATGAGCAGATGGCCCGCTGGGGCGAGGGTCATCCGCTGGTGCGCTCGATGATCTACGCGGAGTTCATGGAGGACGACGGGAGTCTGACCGCTGTGAGGACCGCCGATTGGCAGCGACTCGTCAGCTCGCCCGCCAAGGAGGAGACCGACGGCCATCGCCTGACCGCAGGCTGCGATTTCAGTGCGGGAGGCGACGAGAGCGTGATGGCGATCCGGCAGGGCAATGTGATCAAGGGACTGGTGCGCTGGCGGGACAAGGACACGATGGCCAGCGTGGGACGCTTCATCGCGGAGTTTCGGAAATGGAAGCTGAAGGCGGAGGATATCTATGCCGACGTTGGGGGCATGGGAGTGGTGATGTGCGACGCCCTGCGGGCCGAGGGCTGGGATGTGCGCCGGGTGAACTTCGGGGAGCGGGCCATCCGGGATGATCAGTTCGTGAACCGTGCGGCGGAAATGTGGATCGAGTTCGGGCGGATGGTGGAGGAGGGGAAGGTGAACCTGGGACCCGTAGGGAGTGACGAGGTATTGCTCCAGCAGTTCGTGACCCGGAAGGTCAGAACCAACGGCAAAGGCAAATTGACCCTCGAAGGAAAAGACGAACTACGCGCACGCGGGATCAACAGCCCGGATAGGGCGGATGCGGTTGTGCTGGCCTTCTGTGGCGGGGGCGGGAAGCGGATGGACGAGTATTTCAAGGCATTGGGCGAGGATGGGCGGAGCCTCCTGGA